ATGTTGGAGAAACTCTTCAACGCTCACAACGGCAGCACAGAATGGCAGCACCAGCGTCTCGAGGGCACACCTCAAATGGCGGTGTTGCCACAGTCAGGAGCTATCAACAAGGTTCGAGAAGGCACCAATGACCTGCTCAACCAAGGCCGCGCAGCGGACGCGGCGCCATTCATCCGACAGTATCTTTAATCGCAACTTGGCAACATCATCACGTGCGGCAAGATCCCGGTGCCATTCGACGTTGCGTTCAATGACGACCAGAAAATGGTAGGGAAACTACTTGCCGCGATCCAGGACGCCGTCAAACTCCACAAGAAAGCTGGCGACCTCGTGCTCGACGCCGACCAGGAGCAGCGCGGAATGACGATTTCGAGCAATTTTATTTCACACTGGGCGACAGGTAGCACCGGCGCGTATTCAGACGTGGCGCTTCAGACGGTGATGTCGGCAATTGACGCGCTGCAGGATTGCTTCATGTATCAGCCTGATCAAACCAAACCCAAGCTATTCTATCGATCATTGTCAAAGATGTAGGGCAGGACGCTCACGTTGCAAATGCATTTGCGGCGTCGGGTCTGAATGTTGCTGATGGACGAGGTGCGGGATTTTCGGCGGTGCTAGTTGCAAATGAAGATGCGAGCCCTGCCAAGGTCGACCGGCGCCAGACCTTCGCGCTAGGCGCCGCGAACCTAACGGCGAGGTATTATATACGTTACGCGAAGCTCAGATCCTGATCGAGCATTGGCGGCGCCACTTCAACACAGTCAGACCGCATAGCGCGCTGCGCTACCACCCGCCCGCGCCAGAAAGCATGATCCCGATAGACCAGAGGCCGACCATGCATTAACATTCAAACTGGACCACCCCATGGGGGCACTCCAGTGAGCGGGCGCTTGCAAACGAGCCGTGGCTTTTTAGGTCGGGATTGGCATGAGTTTACTTAGCAAAATGAAATTGGGATTTTGAGGTGTTGCGCGGGGGTGCGGGCGCTGTGGTTTCGAGACGTTAAAGGTTTGGTGAGAAATTCAATACCGAGCCAAGGGGCAACCCTTGCGGGATGCGGCGGATCTGAGGAGCAACGGCATGGTATTTGACTTTCTGCGACGTGGAGCGGCGGCGGATGTGCCGGAGCAGAAGGCTTCGGCGACAGGGCCTGTGGTCGCGTATCAGACATCGGGCCGGGTTGCTTGGAGCCCGCGCGATGCGGTGAGTCTGACGCGGGTCGGGTTTTGTGGCAATCCCGTTGGGTTCCGGTCGGTGAAGTTGATCGCGGAAGCGGCGGCGGCGTTGCCCTTGGTGGTGCAGGACGCGGCGCAGCGATTTGACAGCCATCCCGTCATTGATTTGCTGGCCCAGCCGAACGGAGCGCAGGGGCGGGCCGAATTGCTGGAAGCGCTGTATGCGCAGTTGTTGTTGTCGGGCAATGCCTATGTCGAGGCAGTGGGCGGCGATGCAGGGTTGCCGATGGAGTTGCATGTGTTGCGCAGCGACCGGATGAGCGTGGTGCCGGGGGCAGATGGCTGGCCGGTGGCGTTTGAGTACGCTGTAGGGGGGCGCAAGCACCGGTTTGATGCCAGCGGGTCGGCGGTGCCGATTTGCCATATTCGCAACTTCCATCCGCAAGATGATCACTATGGCTTTAGTCCGTTGCAGGCGGCCGCGATGGCGATGGATGTGCATAACGCGGCGTCGCGCTGGTCCAAGGCGTTGCTGGATAACGCCGCAAGGCCCAGCGGGGCGATCATCTATCGCGGGGCCGAGGGGCAGGGCAAGCTAAGCGAAGATCAGTACGACCGCTTGGTCAACGAGATGGAGAGCCATCATCAGCGCGCGCGCAATGCCGGGCGGCCGATGTTGTTGGAGGGCGGGCTGGATTGGAAGCCGATGGGGTTCTCGCCCTCGGACATGGAATTTCAAAAAACCAAGGAGAGTGCGGCGCGCGAGATTGCACTGGCCTTCGGGGTGCCGCCGATACTGATCGGGATCCAGGGCGATGCGACCTATGCCAATTATCAAGAAGCGCACCGAGCGTTTTACCGGCTGACAGTTCTGCCATTGGCGACGCGGGTGACGGCGGCGTTGGCGGTATGGTTGTCGCGGTTCTCAGGGGAACGCGTCGAGGTGCGTCCTGATCTGGATCAGGTGCCGGCACTGGCGGGCGAGCGCGATGCGCAGTGGCAGCGGGTGAGCCGCGCGGAATTTCTCAGTGATGCGGAAAAGCGGCGTTTGCTGGGGTTGCCTGCGGAGGCGTCAGATGGGTGAGACGCCTTTGATGGAGCGGTTTGAATGTGCGCCGGGTCTGCGGCTGCAGGCGCATGAGAGGGTCAGTGAAATCCACCATGCCAATCTGCTGGAACGGCTGGACCGGTTGGAGCAGGTGATGGAGCGGCTGGAGCGGCGATTGTGGTTCACGGTTTACGGGGTGGTCGCGGTGATTTTGGCGCAAGCGGTTCAATCCTTTGTGATCTCCGTACCGTAACGGGCTGAATTCTTAAGGAGAGTGCCATGCAAATGGATATTATGAACCCCGGCCCTGCGCCGGGGAGCGGCGGAGGCTTGTCGGGGACGGGCGCGAACTGGAGCATAAATTTGCGCGGTTCGAGGATGTCACAGATGTGAAGGACGGCGTCGAGATCAGCGGCTATGCGAGCTTTTTCGGAGACGCGGATCAGGGCGGCGACGTAGTTCAGGCCGGAGCTTATGCCGAAAGCCTGAAGACGGTCTCGGCGGCGGGGCGCAGCATTAAGATGCTGTGGCAGCATGATCCGGCCCAGCCGATCGGAGTTTGGGATGAGGTGCGTGAAGATGCGCGCGGGCTTTGGGTGAAGGGGCGGATACTCAGCTCGGTCGCCAAGGGGCGCGAGGCGGCAGCGCTGATCGCGGCAGGGGCAATAGCCGGGCTGAGCATCGGCTATCGCACCGTCAAGGCAAGTAAGAACACCAAGGGGCAACGGCTGTTGTCGCAGTTGGAGCTTTGAGAAGTGTCGTTGGTGACCTTCCCGATGCAACCGACAGCGCGGGTCGCGGCCAAGGCGGATTGGATCGCCACGGGAGAGGCGCTGCGCGAGATGGCGGCGGCTTTGGAGGAGGCGCGGATCGGGCTTACGCAAAGATGAGCCGCGTCATGAAATGGGCACATGCAGCAGAGCAAGGGAAAGCGATGGGCAAGACCGAGGAACGGGAAAGTGAGATTTCTCCGGTAGAGGAGGTTCGGCGGGCGGTGACGGGGTTTGTCACTGATCTCAAGGGCTTTCAGGCTGAGATGGATACCAAATTGCAACAAACGGAAGAGCGAATGACCACGTTGGATCGCAAGATGACACTGCCTGCGCGCACACCTTTGGGCGGCGCCACAGACTACGCCGCGCCGCATCAGAAGGCATTTAACGCCTATGTACGCAATGGCGATGACGATGGCCTTCGGGGGCTGGAGATGGAGAGCAAGTCGCTATCCTCGGCGGTCAATTCGGATGGCGGATATCTGGTAGACCCGCAGACCGCCGAGCGGGTGAAGTCTGTACTGAAGGCAACGGCTTCGGTGCGTGCGATCGCCTCGGTCGTGCAGGTAGAATCGACGTCCTATGATGTGCTGGTGGACTACACTGACATCGGTGCTGGATGGGCGACAGAAGCGGGGCCGACCTCTGAGACGGGCACGCCGCAAATCGACCGGATCACCATACCGTTGCATGAGTTGAGTGCTTTGCCGAAAGCATCCCAACGTTTGCTGGACGATGCCGCGTTTGACATTGAGGGCTGGCTGGCCGGACGTATTGCCGACAAGTTTGCCCGGGCGGAGGCGGCGGCCTTTATCAATGGCGACGGTGTCGACAAGCCAACCGGCTTTCTCACCCACACGCAAGTTCATAATGACAGCTGGGCTTGGGATGCGCTGGGATATGTGCCGACCGGTGTAGACGGAGATTTGACGCCCGATGCGGTTGTCGATCTGATCTATGCGCTGGGCGCGCAGTACCGTGCCAATGGCTCGTTCATCATGAACTCCAAGACGGCCGGCCGGGTGCGCAAGCTCAAGGATCTGGATGGCCGGTTCCTGTGGTCTGACGGGATGGCAGCAGGCGAGCCTGCGCGCCTCATGGGATATCCGGTGCTGGTGGCAGAAGACATGCCTGATGTGACGACAGATGCTGTCGCCATCGCTTTTGGCGACTTCGCGGCGGGCTATACCGTGGCAGAGCGACCTGATCTGCGCATTCTGCGCGATCCGTTCAGCGCCAAGCCGCACGTGCTGTTCTATGCGACCAAGCGGGTCGGCGGTGACGTGAGCGATTTTGCCTCGATCAAGTTGCTGAAATTCGGCCTGGCGTAAGCCAGTGCCGAAGCCGGCGCTGGGGCGATCTGGCCCCGGTCCGGGCGCGCGCCCCCGTGAATTGCATTGTCTAGCTGCTCCCCTCCGACCGAGCAATGCAGTGGGGGCCGCGCGTCCGTGACCTGAATGCGGGCGGGGAGATGAAATCTGGAGACATCTGATGATGCTGATCGAAGAAACTACTGTCGCTGACGACGCATTGCCGGTGGAGGCGTTCAAAGCGCATCTGCGGTTGGGCAGTGGCTTTGGTCAGGACACAGTGCAGGAGGCAGTGCTGCTTTCTTTTCTGCGGGCTGCGATGTCTGCCATCGAAGCCCGCACCGGAAAGGTTTTGATGCAACGCAGCTTTAGTCTTTCGCTGACATTCTGGCGTGATGCTGAGGCGCAGCCACTGCCTGTTGCGCCGGTCACCGAGGTGACCCGTGTGGCGCTGGTGGCGCGGGATGGCGTGCAGACTGATGTTGCGGAAGCGACCTATTGGCTGGAGCGCGACAGCCAGCATCCCAAGGTTCGCGCCGCGAGGGCGTGTTTGCCGCAGGTACCGACGGCGGGGGCGGTGTTGATTGCATTCGATGCCGGATACAGCGCCGCCTGGGACGGATTGCCGAGTGATTTGCAGCAGGCGGTTCTGATGCTGGCAGCGCATTTTTACGAGTACCGCGACGACACCGGCCTGAGTGCGGGCTGCATGCCATTTGGCGTCAGCAGCATGATCGAGCGGTATAAGACACTGCGATTGGGCATGGGGGCGGGTCAATGACAGCGCCGAGGCTAAACCGCGCGCTTGTTCTGGAGGCACCCATCTTTGCGAGTGATGGGGCGGGTGGGTTTAGCGAGACTTGGGCTGCTCTTGGCACGCTATGGGCGCAAGTAGCGCCACGGTCGGGGCGGGAAACCGCAACAGGCGGCGTAGCTGTCAGCCGAATGGGGTACAAAATCACGGTCCGTGCAGCGCCGGAGGGCAGTTCTGCCCGCCCCGCGCCGCAACAGCGGTTTCGGATAGGCGTGCGGGTTTTCAACATTGAAGCTGTGACAGAGCAAGACACGGATGCGCGGTATTTAATTTGCTTTGCACATGAGGAGTTTGCGACATGAGTTTTGCGCTTTCAGGGCCTCTGCAGGCAACCGTGTTTAATTACTTGAGTGCGGACGCGCCGCTGGCAGCGTTGGTGGGCGATGCGATCTATGATGCGATGCCCGCAGGCACGGTTCCCGACACCTACGTCCAGTTGGGCGGCGAGACGGTGCGTGATGCATCGGATGGCAGTGGTGACGGGGCAGTGCATTTGTTCACTGTTTCCGTCTTCACCACCGTCGCTGGATTTGCAGGAGCGAAAGCGGTGGCAGGGGCCGTTAGTGACGCATTGCAGAATGCCGATTGGCGTTGAGCCGGGGCAAGCTGGTGTCGCTGCGCTTTGACCGCGCCAGTGCCAAACGGATCGAAAGCGCAAGTTTGCGCAAGATCGAAATGCGGTTTCGGGCACGGGTTCAAGACGACTGAGCAGGGTCCAATTTTTCGACAGATAAATCAGGAGAGACAAGATGGCAGTTCAAGCGGGTAAGGACCTTTTGGTCAAAGTGGACATGACGAGCGACGGACAGTTTGAAACGATCGCAGGTTTGCGGGCGACGCGGGTGAGTTTTAACGCTGAGGCGGTGGATGTCACATCGCTCGAGTCTGCAGGAGGCTGGCGCGAGTTGCTGGCGGGCGCGGGCGTGCGCTCGGCCGCGATCAGCGGCTCGGGAGTGTTTCGCGACGCGGGAACCGACGAGCGGGCGCGCCAGCTGTTCTTTGAGGGCCAGACACCGGATTTTCAGATTATCATCCCCGATTTCGGGACAGTGGAAGGGCCGTTTCAGGTGACGGCGCTGGAGTATGGTGGGTCACTGAATGGCGAGGCGACGTTTGAGCTGAGCCTGCTGTCGGCCGGCGCGCTGGTGTTCGAGCCGGCAGTGGCGGTTTGAGCATGGCAAATGCTTGGCGCGGAGAGGTGGCGATTGTCGTTGACGGGCAGCGCCATCTGGCGCGCTTGACCTTGGGGGCGTTGGCAGAGCTGGAGGATAAGCTCTGTGAAGGATCGCTTATCGCTTTGGTCGAGCGGTTCGAGAGCAACAAATTCTCCAGCCGCGATGTTCTGACGCTTTTGAGCGCAGGGCTGCGCGGCGGGGGATCAAAGCTTGCAGAGGGGGCCTTGCTTCATGCCGAGATCGAAGGGGGCCCCATGGCAGCGGCGCGGGCAGCGGCAGAGTTGTTGGCGCGTGCCTTTGTTGTGCCGGAGTGACGCAGACGGGTAGGCTTGATTGGCCAGCGCTGATGCGGGCAGGGATCAAAGGGTTTGGCCTGCGCCCGGATGAGTTTTGGGCGCTGACACCGGCAGAACTGCATTTGATGTTGGGTACCTCCAAGGCGTCAGCGCCGCTTCTGAGCGATGGGTTGTCGGCTTTGATGGCGGCCTATCCGGACAAGTTGAAAGGGGAGAATGATGGATTTTGAGGATTTTGAAAGCTTGGAGGGTGCTGCTGAGGGGCTGAATGTTACCTTGGCGGGTACAAGCACATTGGTATCCGGGTTTGACAGCGAATTGCGCCGTATGCGGGTGTCGCTGGCGGAGACCGGCAAGGATGCGGCAGCACTTGAAAAAGGGTTGGGCAGGGGGCTGCGCAAGGCTTTTGACGGCGTGGTGTTCGACGGGCTGAAGCTATCGGATGCGCTGCGCACGGTGGCGGAGACTATGGTGAACACGACCTATAACGCGGCGATCCGGCCGGTGACAGATCACTTTGGCGGGTTAGTGGCGCAGGGGATTGGGTCGGCGGTGCAAGGCATTTTGCCGTTTGCGAACGGGGCGGCATTCTCGCAAGGCCGCGTAATGCCGTTTGCAAATGGCGGCGTGGTCAGCGGTGCGACGCCGTTCCCGATGCGGGGCGGCATGGGGGTGATGGGGGAGGCCGGTCCGGAGGCAATTATGCCACTGGCGCGGGGCAGTGATGGCAAGCTGGGTGTTCGCGGCACGGGGGGCGGCGGGGCGACCGTTATCATGAACATCACTACACCGGATGTACAGGGTTTCCAACGCAGCCAGAGCCAGATCGCGGCCCAAATGAGCCGCGCGCTGAGCAGCGGCAATCGCAACAGATAAACAGGAGCAGGATCAGTGGCATTTCATGAAATTAGGTTTCCCGCTAGTCTGAGCTTTGGCGCGCTGGGGGGCCGCAGCGCCGCACAGACGTTGTCACGCTGGCGAATGGTCATGAGGAACGTAACACGCCCTGGGCCCATTCACGGCGGGTTTATGACGCCGGTCTGGGAATGCGGTCTATTGACGATCTACAACGGCTGATCGGATTCTTTGAAGCTCGGATGGGACAGATGCACGGCTTTCGTTGGAAAGATTGGGCCGACTATAAATCCTGTGCGGCCTCGGCGGAGGTGGCGTTTGACGATCAGAGTATCGGCTATGGTGACGGAGAGACGTCCGAGTTCCAGATCGTGAAGCTCTATCGCTCCGGCGAACAAAGCTATGCGCGGCCGATTTCGAAGCTGGTTAAGGGCTCCGTCCGGGTCGGGGTGGAGCAAGACGAGCTGCGCGAAGGGGTGGAGTACGAGGTAGATGCGACCCGCGGGGTGGTCGTCTTTGCCCATCCGCCAGATCCGCAAATTGAAATACTGGCTGGCTTTGAATTTGATGTGCCTGTCCGGTTTGACACAGACCGCATCCTGACTTCGGTCGCGAGTTTTCAGGCAGGGCAGGTACCTGATGTGCCGGTGATCGAGGTGCGTGTCTGATGGCGGAATTTAGTGAAACGTTGAACGCGCACCTTGCGGGCGGCATTACCACGCTTTGCCGTGCGTGGCTGATCACAAGGCGCGATGGTGTCATCCATGCCTTTACTGATCATGACCTGCCGTTGGAATTTGACGGGATTACATTTCGCGCGGACAGCGGGCTGAGCGCACGGGCGATCGCGCAGTCTACGGGTCTTTCTGTGGACAATACCGAGACAATGGGGGCGCTCAGCGATGCATCAATCCGTGAGGACGAGATTGAGCACGGGCGGTTTGATAGCGCGGCGGTGCAGGCTTGGTTGGTGAACTGGTCGGACCTGAGCATGCGTTGGCTCCAGTTTCGCGGGACGATTGGGGAGCTGCACCGAGTCGACGGAGCATTTCGCGCTGAATTGCGCGGATTGACCGAGGCGCTAAACCGGCCGTTGGGGCGGGTATATCAGAAGCCCTGCACAGCCGTGTTGGGCGACAAGACATGTCGGTTTGCCGTGGAGACGGACGGGTATAGCCATGATTTGGCCGTAGCGTCCCATACACGTGGGCAGGAGTTTCGCTGGACCGACTTCTTGGGGTTTGACGAAGGTTGGTTCGCGCGCGGGCGGATGGAGGTCTTGGCCGGTCCGGCTAAAGGGCTGTGGAGTGTGATCAAGAAAGATCAGACCCGGAGCGGCGAGCGTGTCATTGAGCTTTGGGAGCCGATACGGGGCAACTTGGAGGCAGATACACCAATTAGATTGATTGCCGGATGCGACAAGCGGCTCGAGACTTGCCGTTTGAAGTTCAACAATCTCATAAACTTTCAGGGATTTCCAGATTTGCCCGCGGAGGATTGGGTGATTTCTGTGCCGCGATCAAGCTCGGCCAACAGCGGTGGATCGCGCCGATGAGTGATCAGGGAGCACGTATCATAGCGATTGCCCGCCGGTGGATAGGAACGCCATATGTGCACCAAAGTGCGCGGCGCGGGGCGGGTAGTGACTGCCTTGGTCTGGTGCGCGGGGTTTGGCGTGAATTGTTTGACGCCGAACCCGAGGCCGTGCCGGCCTATTCAATGGATTGGTCAGAAACGCAGGCGGAAGAGCGTCTTTGGCACGCCTCTTTGCGGCACCTCATTTCCAAGCCCTTAGAGCTTGAGGCGGTGGGAGACGTGCTGCTGTTAAGGATGCGGCAGGGGTGTGTGGCGAAGCATCTGGGCTTGCAGGCAGAAACCGGTCAGCAGGGCAGCTTTGTTCATGCTTATGCGCGACATGGCGTTGTGGAGAGCCCGCTGAGCAGGCCGTGGCAGCGCCGGATTGTTGCGAGATTTGAATTTCCAGAGGAGACGACCTGATGGCGACGATACTTCTTTCATCGGCTGGAGCGGCGATTGGCGGATCGGTAGGCGGAACAGTTGCCGGATTGTCGTCGGTTGCAATTGGTCGAGCTGTCGGGGCGACATTGGGGCGAGTTCTAGATCAGCGGTTGCTGGGGCAGGGTGGGCAAGCTGTAGAGACCGGTAACGTGGACCGGTTCCGGTTGACGCGATCTGGTGAAGGGTCTGCACTTGCGCGCGCTTACGGACGCGTGCGCTTGGGCGGGCAGGTCATCTGGGCCTCCGATTTTCAGGAATCGTCAACAGTTTCGGGTGGCGGTAAGGGCAGTCCGCCAACACCAAAGACGACGGAATATAGCTATACGGTCAGCCTTGCTATTGCGCTGTGTGAAGGGGAAATCACACGGGTTGGCAGGGTCTGGGCGGATGGTGAGGAAGTTGCCGCAGATGACCTGAATATGCGGGTCTATACGGGAAGCGCCGAGCAAATCGCTGATCCGGCTATGGAGGCAGTTGAGGGGGTTGGCAAGGTGCCAGCCTCCCGCGGAACGGCTTATGTGGTTTTGGAAGATTTGCCGTTGTCGGCCTACGGTAACCGCGTGCCGCAGTTTTCCTTCGAGGTGCTGCGCCCCGAACAACGCAGCGCGCCAGAGGCGGCAGCTGCGCCCGTTTTTGGGCTGCGGGGCGTCGCATTGATACCTGGAACTGGCGAGTATGGGTTGGCCACGACGCCGGTGAACTACCAAAAGGGGCCGGGCGCCCGGTGGAGCGCCAACATCAACACACCAGCAGGAAAAACCGATTTCGCCGTGTCGTTGGAAATTTTCGACGAAGAACTGCCAAATCTCGAGGCCGCAAGCCTTGTCGTCTCCTGGTTTGGCGATGATCTGCGGTGCGGGGAGTGCCGGATACGCCCTAAGGTCGAAAGTGCGGTAATTGAAGGCGAGAACATGCCTTGGCGCGTTTCGGGGCTGAGCCGTGGTGCGGCGCAGGTAATCGCACCCGACAACGACCGGCCTGTATACGGCGGCACGCCGACTGATGCATCTGTTGTCGAGGCAGTCCGCGCCATGCGGGACGCTGGCAAGGCAGTCATGTTTTATCCCTTCATTCTGATGGATCAACTGTCCGGCAATGCATTGCCCGATCCCTACAGCGATGCTGAAACCCAACCTCAGCTGCCGTGGCGCGGACGGGTAACGCTTTCGATCGCACCCGGGCGTGCGGCCAGTCCCGACGGGTTGCTTGCTGCGGAGGCGGAAGTTGCTGCATTTTTCGGGACGGTAACCGCGTCGGATTTTTCGATCACGGGCGAAACTGTCACTTACAGCGAGCCCGACGAATGGACCTTATCGAGATTCATTCTCCATAACGCGGCACTTTGTGCGGCGGCTGGGGGGGTCGAGGCTTTTTGTATCAGCTCGGAGATGCGCGGGCTCACCCAAATTCGTGGAGCGGGCGGCCAGTTTGTGAGCGTCCTGCATCTGCAGGCTCTCGCGGGCGAAGTTCGCGCCCTGTTAGGAGTCCAGACGAAGATCGGATACGCCGCTGACTGGTCTGAGTATTCCGGCTATCAGCCGCAAGACGGCAGTGGGGGCCGTTATTTTCATCTCGATCCGCTGTGGGCTGACCCGAACATCGATTTTATCGGCATCGACAACTATATGCCAGTGTCCGACTGGCGAGACGAAGACGGGCATCTGGACGGGCGCGAGGTAAAGTCGATTTATGATCTCGATTATCTGCAAGGCAATATCGAAGGGGGCGAAGGCTACGACTGGTACTACCATTCTCAGGAAGCGCGCGAGGCGCAGATCCGCACGCCGATTACCGATGGCGCCCACGATGAGCCATGGGTTTATCGATATAAGGACATTCGGAACTGGTGGGGAAACGCCCATCACGACCGCATCGACGGTGTAAGGCAGGCGGCACCGACCGATTGGGTGCCAATGTCGAAACCCGTCTGGTTCACCGAGTTTGGCTGTGCCGCTATTAACAAAGGTACCAACCAGCCAAATAAATTTCTTGATCTGAAAAGCTCAGAAAGCAGTTTGCCACGTTACTCGAATGGGGCGCAGGACGACCTGATGCAGGTGCAATACTTGCGTGCGTTCATGAGCTACTGGGAAGACCCAGACCATAATCCTGTGTCGCCTGAATACGAGGGCCGGATGCTGGATATGGGGCGGGCGTTCGCATGGGCTTGGGACGTACGGCCCTATCCGTTTTTCCCAAACAACCAAGAACTGTGGAGCGATGGCAAAAGCTATGCCCGTGGGCACTGGTTGAATGGGCGGGTATCGTCCCGAACCTTGGCTTCAGTTGTCGGGGAAATTTGCCGCGACTCCGGTTTGGAGAGCTATAGTACGGAGGGGCTGTACGGGCTCGTGCGCGGTTATGCCGTTGAGCAAGTTGCAGCAGCACGCGGGTCTTTGCAACCGTTGCTGTTGCGCTACGGATTTGACGCGATAGAGCGGAACGGTACGCTGCAATTCAGGCAGCGGGACGGGGTGGAACCCGTTGCACTTGATCCCGGTTTTTTAGCGATCAGCGACGCGCTTGAGGGAACAGTTGAGCAACTGCGCGAGGCCGAGGCGGAGATTTCCGGTCGCGTCCGGTTGGCCTTTGTGCAAGCGGATGGAGATTTTGCCACAATCGCGGAAGAAGCGGTTCTGGCAGATGAGGCTACGCACGCGGTTTCAGCCTCGGAGTTGAACATGGTGATGACCCGGTCGGAGGGCCGGCAAGTCGCGGAGCGTTGGCTGATCGAATCCCGTGTGGCGCGTGAAAGCGTTCGATTGGCTTTGCCTCCGTCCCAACTGGGGCTCGGTGCTGGCGACGTGATCGAACTGCCGGCTCAGGGCGGTGAAGGGCCCGCCAGGTATCGCATTGATCGGGTTGAGCACTCTGATCTGCAGGTTATTGACGCGGTCCGGATCGAGCCCGAGGTCTATGATCTGGCATTTCTGGATGATGAACTGGCGGCATTGCGACCCTTCGTTGCACCGGTCCCCGTCGTGCCACAGTTTCTAGACCTGCCGTTGCTGCGCGGCGATGAGGTGCCCCATGCGCCCTATATCGCAGCGGCTGCACATCCTTGGCCGGGGTCTGTGGCGCTCCGGCTTGGTTGA